TCCTTCAAATTACTTTTTAATGGTAATATAGGGGTAAAATAAATTACCCCCATATTTAACCAATTTTCACTTATCCTAAATTATGGATTTGTGAAGTTCACAACACCTAATGATGTTGAGTTAGCAGCATGAGATAATGCTGCACCAAATAGTACATCTGCTACAACAGAAGTTGCAAGATGGTCAATATCGTAAGATGATTGAACTCTTGGTGCTACTTGCTGTGCAAAGTACACAGATTGTCTGTTGAAGATAGTTGCAGTTTCGTCATTTGAACCACCATCATCGTCCCAGTCAGTAGAAGGGAAAACATTTAAGCCATAAGCTGACATTATTTTACCTTGTGCGTGTGGGGCTGCTCCATCTCCTCTAACATTAGCATCTGTAAAGTCACCTAATGATAGTAAAGACATATAAGAAGCAGGTGAACAATATAAGTAGTGTTCGCCATCTGTGTAGTCAAATCCTGCATCAAGCAGTTTTTGCAAACCAGTTCTAATTAATGCAGTTGTAAATACATTGTCAGAACTTAAAGCAGTATCATTACCTGAAGCAGATTGTAGAATATCTACAGCTAAGTAATTCTCTACTTTTTTAGCTAAAGCATAACCCATTGATTTGGCATAAGCACCAAATAGGTCAGCAGATTCTTGAACTCTTACGATGTCCTCAATTCTTTTAGCTTCGTAGTGATGTTGGTCAACTGTTAATTGAATCACACCATCTGTGTTGTTTTGATAAGTTACTGCACTTCCTGCAGACTTAGCAGCAGCAGTATCTTCTGCTACTTTAGGGATATTTAGAATGTCTCCACCCTCAGCTAACATACTTGAGAAGTCAGATACTTGATTACGAAGAACGAATTTTCTTTCTGCATAGTCAAGGATAGCATCTCTCCACATCTCAGGTATAAAATTAGCAGCTGTAGTTGTTGTTACATTTCCATCAGCCATTTTTTACTCTCCTTTTAAGGTTTTAATTTCTATAGCCATCTACTATCTGTTTCCAAAGTTTAGGGTTCTTCCTGGCTTCCTGTTTGTCTTTTTCGGACAAATCATTCCATTTGCTATTACCAGCAAACTTTCCACTTGAAGTAACCTCTTTAGCATCAGATATTTGCACTTTTTTACTTCCCAATCTTTCAATGTGCTTTTCCAACTTCATTGTTGGCAGGTCTACATAGATTTCTTGTTCGTCATCTGAAAGTTGGGACAGCAGATGTTCTCGTCTTTGTTTTTCTTGGATTTGGAATTGTTCAACTACAGGTTTTAACTGTGAGTTTTCCTCTTTCAATCCTTCATACAAAGTTTTGTACTCCTCTTTCTCTTCAAGTTGTTTTTGCTCTTGAAGTTTGAGGTTGTCTTTGAGTTCAGAAATTATTTTATCTTTTTCGTTCAACTCTGCTACTGCTGATTGCCTTTGTTTTCGGTATTTCTTGCTTTCTGCAATTAAATTACCGATATCACTACTATTTTCCTTTGTAGGAGTTTCTGCTACTGCTTGTTCTTCTACTATTACATTTTCTTCGGACATACTGTCTCCTGTGTTATTTACCTATTTTAATCTTGACAGGTTTGCTTTCATATTTCTTCACATTCCTATCAACAATTCTTTGCAAGAATAATGCAGACTTATCCCTATTCTTTGGACTTAAATCTGCTATCTTATAACCTTTATCTTCGTTGGCTTGTACAATAGTTCCATTTTCATATACTAATGTGGCTCTATCTTTTTTGCCTTCAGGTCTTATTCTTCTTGCTGTTTCACCACTTAATAACATGGTTACTCTATCACTCTTTCTAAACTTTCCTAATGCACCAGTTGCTTTCTTCTTTGCATATTCTTCAGATGCTTTATTTCTATCGTATTTCTTAATACCATTCTGCATCACACCATCGTTCATGTCTTTAACAATCAATCCTCTTGCATGAGATGCTAATTGACCATAATTAGTCTTAGTAAAGTTTGCTATGTCAGATGCTTTCATTATACTGGTATCCATTCATGTCTGCAGTTAAATCCACCACCATCTGCAAAACTTACAGGTGCTTCTGCTTCTATTTCTGCTATAGTCATACCTTCACCTTGCATTTCTAATGTTGCTACACATACATCTCGTGTTACTTCATCGTTCGGTCCAACATATTCAAACTTCTGTTCAGGTACATCTTCAAATAACTTTGCAGTAGTTGTTCTTGCAAATCGTGCAAAACTATCATTCAATAATGCTACTTGTTGTTTACTGCTTAGGACTTTACCTACTCCATAGGTTTCAGTAAGTCCTGCCATAATGTTTGTAGAACTTTGCCCAGTTAGTAATCCACGAAACATAGCAGTTTTTAATTCATTAGCATATCGTGTTACTCCTGATGAGATAGTGTTTAAATCAAGTATTGCCAATATCTCTATTGCTTGAACTGCTGTTACTGTTTGCTTCGTTCTTTGTGTAGCAGTTAAAACATCAAAACTTTTCACTACTTGTTTATCATAACTTCCTTTTACTTTTTTAAGTAATGCAGGAAATCCTAACTTAGTTAAATCATCTACAAAGTCAATCTGTTGGAATGCTTGTGCTAATCCTGCATCATCTAATACGACTAATCCAGCAAGAACTTTCTCAATCTTATTAAGAAGTTTCTTTTGGATTTTCTCCATGTCTTTTTGATAGAAGTCTAATTCAGCCATTATTGTTGTGCTTTAATGATTTGGTCTATTAATGTTTCTTCTTGTGCTTGTGGTTGTTCTGCATCTATCTGTTCCACAATGCCTTGTATTTCTTTTTCCTGTAAATCAGGATTCTTCTTTCTTAAATAACTTTGTCTTGTTTCTAAGTCATTTTGAAATGCCCAAGAATAGTATTTGATTTCTTCATCGGTACTCATAGGCACTTCTCTTTCAGCAAAGTCTATACTGAATTGGTCACCAAGATTGATACCACCTGATACTTCACATATTCTTTTAGCAATTTGAAATTGTTCTTTCTCAAATGGTCTATAAATTTGTTCGGTATCACTTCGTAATGCATCCATCAGGTCTATTTGTCCCATCTTTTTAGATAGTCCTGATTCTTGTCCTTTGTCAGTCCAATTAATTCTTACATTGTTGGATTGTGCAATACTATCTACCATATACTTGGTTGATTCAATCATTGCTTGAACATTTGCATTGGGTGTTGCATAATTAAAGTTCGCACCTTCAGGCAATACTAATGCTTTGTCTTGTCCCATTTGGATTCGTTGTTCAGTATCTAATCCTGTAAAGACTGGTTGTCCTAATTGGAATCTACCATGTAAAGCTAATTCTGTTAGCATAATGTTAATACTTCTCATACCATCTACTAAGTCTGATGCCCCTTCTCTAAAGAAATCTCTTGTAAATGGGTGTCTATGTGCCATATTAAATGGTAATATATCTCCATAAGGATTTCTATCATCAGGAACTATAGAAGTAATCTTACCTCTACTGCTAATCATAAAGTGTTTGCCTTCCATATCATCACTATCTTTACTCCAAAACATATACTGTGCATCTTCTGTTCGTGCTTGTAGATGTGATTCTGCTTGATACATAATAGCAAAAGGTTCATCTTCGTTCGGTTTAAAGAATGGTGTAAAAAAGTGAATTGGTCTATACTTTAGTTTTTTGTTTACATCGTCCCAATGAGTATAGAGTGCTTCTGTACCTAACAAGTAAGTAAGCTGCTCAAATTGTTTCATAAACGAATCTAAATCCCCAATGACATCATTGTACTTATCGTTATATCGTACTGGAGATTGTTGATATACCAATGCTCTACGACTTATGATGTTTCTTACAAGATTGATATACATTGGTGGAATTTGTGATAAACTATCACTATCAAAATATCCTTTAATGTCATGTTCAAGATTGATGCCTTCATAGTAGTCTAACAATCTTTCTCTTTCTTCCATTTCTTTGTTGTGTCCTTCTTCTATGGTTTCCATAAGAAGTTCATACAACATCTTTTCTGTTAAATTATAAATTATCATGTTTCATACCTTTTATAAAATTTTTGTTCTTCGGTTTCCAAGAACTTGTCTTGAAAATCCTTTATCATTTCTCTACTTAGTTCTTCTTCTCTTATACTTAATCGGTATCCCCATACCATAGCACCTATCATGCTAACAATAATTCCAACACTCATTCCTAATAAAAACATTACCATTGTATTGTCTTTGCCTGTCCTTTGAAGCCATATCTGTAATCAACTGGATAACATAAAGCATCTAAGAAGTGTGATAAAGTTTCTGTTTTTAATATTTGCCCATTTTCCATAGTACATAATTCTAAATCTCTAATTGTGTTCTTACACTTAGGATTGATAAATAGTCTATGCTTACCAGTAGCATCTTCTAACATTTTATTTAAGGCATTCAATCTATCCTTCTGAGTTGGATTTGCTTTCTTAGCAATCACAGTAAACCCAGCTTCTTGCAATATCTTATGGTCTGACTTGGTGCTATTACTGGTTCTTGCTTTCCCTGCAGGGTCAGGATATACTGGTAACCCCCTACCTTTTAACTGCATTAACTTAGCTAATTCAAAGGTATTAGAGTTCTGTAATCCAATCTCATCAAACACATATAATTCTCCAGCAGTATTTTCACACATTAATAGGGCAGTCATATATGATGCTACTCCAAAGTCAATTCCCCAAAACATTCTTGGAGATTTCTCCATGACTCTACAATGTATATCTCTACTGAAATTGTATGCTGCTCTATTTGCAGCAGTAAGAAAACTTGCAAGATATTCTTGCTCAAAAGTTCTCTTATCTAAATTCTTTTTTGCATTTTCTATTTCTTCTTCAGAAATAAAACCACCATCTAAGGTAGTAAACTGCCAAGACTTATAATCACTATTTTGTGATTGTCCTTTAACAAATAAATCGTAAAAATGATTTTGTACACCAGTAGGAGTTCCTACAAATAAAGCCGAACCTTTAGTTTCTGCTAAAGTCGGCTGTATAATTTCTCCCCAAACATTCTCTTTCATATAACTGTACTCATCTAATACTACCATTGTTGTAGATACTCCTCTAAGTGAATCAGGTTTGTCTGCTCCTTTGAGTTCAACCTTTGCTCCATTGTTAAGTGTAATAGATAATTCAGTTTCATTGATACTGACTTCTTTATGTGCAAAGATGTCTTTGAGTATTGACCAAGATACCATCTTAGCTTGTCTATATGTTGGAAAAACAATCCACCTTCTTTCATTAGCTTTAAAAGGTTGTGATAACAAAAATAAAATAGAGAAGTAAGACTTCCCCCACCTTCTTCCACAAGATAAGATTTTGTATCGTGTATTGTCATTAAGGATTGACTTCCTTGTGGCATCAATCGTCCAGTCCATCTATGTCAAATACTTTAATTGGTTCATCTGTAGCATCTCTTACTGCAATACTTTGACTTGCTTTTCCTAATACTCTATCTGCAAGAAAGCTAATTGCAGTCATATTACCATCTAATGCTTCTTCATATACTTTACCTACAACAGCTTCTAACATAGTCTTTTTATCTTCTAATTCTACATTAGCCAATTCGGTGATATATTCGTTTAAGGCAAATCCTGATTTAGGTCGTCCATTAGGATTACCTGATTGTCCTTTTTTCCATTGGTGTTTTACCAAATGCTTATTCTTTTTATCGCTGTTCTTTTGCTGTTTTACAGCGACTTTCTTTTTTGTTTTAGCTGCAGCCAAACTAATCACCCCACTATTTGAAGGTTATGTTCGTTATTAAAACGAAAGGGAAGGTGTTACCCTTCTACTATATAGGGAAAAAGACTACAAGAAACCCTTAGTAAAGTCTTATAAATGCTTGTAAGTGTTGATATTGTTGAGAAAGATTTTTTTTTGAGGACTACAAAAAACCCCTCGTTTGAGGGGCTTTCTGCACTTAACTGATATAGAGGTAATTTACTTGTTTAAGTAAAAACTAATTTCATTATAGTTTGCATCTTTATCTAAAGCACAAACTTCAATCATCACTCCATCATCTTTCATATCATATACATTAATCATTTGTACTGTTTTAATCATAGCATGAGTTGAACAATTTGTATTATAATATCTTTCATCAGTTGAATATCTTGAATCTGTGAAATATGATACTCCATTTGTGTTTCTTGTTACCCAGTTATGGTTGCCTAATTTAGCAATAAGATTTAAGAATTTCTTTTTGCTGTTAATGTCTACATCAAAGCCATTTTTAGAAGTAAATGTAAAAATGTTTGCTTCTGATACTTTTGTTCTTAGTGTTTCTAAATTCATTTTAATCTCCTTTAATTTAATTAACACTATAATATAGGGGGTTCTATTGCCAATGTCAAGGGTTTTAGGAAAGTTTTTTATTTTTTTTTCTCTTTGTGCCTTTCTTCACTTCAAACAACTTAACAGTATCCTTATTCCAAGCCATATTCCACCCTAAATCGTACAATTCACCTTGTACCCTATATGATGGCTCACCTTGCTCAAAAAGTTCCTTTAAAGCCCTTTTTCTAAGCAAATAGGTCTGCTTATCATAAACAAACCTATTTTCATTAGTAATATGGAGTTTAACTCCTTTTGGTCTTTTACCAAATTTCATTATTTACCATATTTTGATTTTAACTGGTAATAGCTATATGTGCCAACTAATTCATTAGTTTCCATATCTCTAATCTCTACTCTTGGTGCTTTCCAGTTAGATGACCACTCTTTATATGCTTTAGTGTGCTTTAAGTGGCTTCTTAGTGAGAAGTCTGAAGCAATATCTTGTTTTGCTCTTTTAAAAGATTCTCTACATGGATAAGTAGATGTTCTTTCCCACCCACCAATTTCAGAATTAGTATTACCATTGATAACGATGTGTTCATAAGTTTTAGTCATTTTATTCTCCTTTATTTAATTAACAATTCAAAATATGGAGTTCTAAAACAAATGTCAAGAGTTTTTGTAAAATTATTTTCTACGAAGTATATGCTTAATTATGGTGGCTTGTTTAGATAGTTTTCTTATGGCTCTATTGTAGTAAGTTTTACAAGCCGATTCTGATATTCTTAGGTTAAATGCTATGTCTGCAAAAGGTTTCTTATACATTACTCGTTCACTAAAGCATTCATATTCTTGGTCAGATAATTGTCTACCTGCTACTACTCCAGTTAGTACATATTTTAACTGTGTAAGCATTTTTGCTTGTTCTTTTTCTACTTCATCAATTAAATCTTGATACGATTTTGCTTGATTGTCAATAGAGTTTTTCATAATTCTTTTGGGATAAGCTGCCAAGCCATGTGAGTCAAGAGTGAGAAATCCTTTCTAAGTTTACTCACAACTATCCCAAACCTTCGTAGCCATGTTTATTGGCTTTGGTTATAATATCTTTTACTGTTACAAACATTTTTAATTTATGGCAATACAACTGCATAGACTCTTGTAGGTTTGGTTGTATATCT